AGGACTCTGCGCGGATGCGAATGCGTCTCATTCTCGTTTGGGATGCGTCGGCCCCAGCAGCCGCCCCCCCACCCCCTTTTTAATTAAATTACTTCCGCGATATTGTACACACTCACCAGTAGGGGGGTATAATATCCAAACAACTAACTAACTGATAATAAAGGATATATTATGGCTATGATGCCGAATGCCCCTCCGGGGGGACCACCGATGGATCAAATGGCAGGGCCACAAATGGGCATGGAACAGCCGCAACAGGCTGGAGACACAGAGATGTTAGTTGCAGAACTAGCCCAGCATGCAGGTCGTGTACAGGAGATTATAGGAGAGTTGAATGCCCGTGGTGTAGATATTGATACCGCCTTAGCTAGCGCTGAAGAGCCTATGATGCCTGACCCCTTAGGGGGAGCAGGGTTACCCCCTGAAAATGGCTTAGGAGGCAATACAGGCCTTCCTCAGGGGTTACTGGGCGAGTTAGCGTGAGGACAGAGAAGCAAATGGCCTTTGTAGAGGCCTATTGCCAGACTGGAAACGCATCCAAGTCCGCCATTCAGGCAGGTTATTCTGAAGCTACGGCTAAACAGAAGGGACATGAGTTAAAGAATCAGTTTAAGAATCAGATTGAAGATAGAATCAAGAAGATGATTCAGGACTCGATTCCTGCTGCTTTGAACCAGATCAGCGCTTTAGCACAGACTGCGACCAGTGAGCAGGTGAGGCTAAACGCCTCTAAGGATATACTAGACAGGGCAGGACTGAAGCCTGCTGAGAGAGTTGAGCAGAGAATATCCCATGATGAGAAGTCTATGGATGAGTTGAAGAGGGAACTTGAAGCACTTACCGGAACTACTGAGATTGAAGAAATACCCCAACTGGTGAACTGATGCCTCATAAGAAGGAGCATAAGGAAGGGCTTATGCCCAAAGAGAAAGAAAACCTGTTTAACGCAGGTTTTGGGGAGTTTCAGCAGGAGACTTACAGGTACGGAAACCCATCTCCTGTTCTAAAGCTAGGTATGCTTAAACATCCTGATGCGGGCCATGTTGTTGATTTGGGCATAGACAAAAGGTACCAGATACGAGAAACAAGGGGTCAGGCTGGTCTTTCGGACCGTGGCAGCACCACGGGTGAAATTATAGAGAGCATAGAAGACCCAGATACGGGCGTGGGGTATGAGTCCCTCAGAAAATACTACGATGACCAAAAGAAAGCTGGTACTATCAGAGAAGGGCTTTCCTATGAAGACTGGGCAAAAACATTCAAGTCTTTGAGTGAGGGAGAGTCCTATGTTGCAATGGTTGCACAAGCACCTCTCCCACTAAGGCCCGCTACATGGTCGCATGAATTTGGTCATCTTGGTCAGTTCGAAGTAATGGATAAAAAAATTGGAAGTACGAGAGAGGCTAGACAACGCATGACGGATATCATGTATCCTAGCTCTAGGTACTTGGTAGAACTTACAGACAGTGAGAACATTCCTGAGATCGAGGAAGACCTACGGTATTTAGAAAGTATAGGTTACGAGATAGGCGATGATGCGTGGATGCAGCTATATGAGAATACCAAGCTAGAGCATAAGTACGCCAACGAGGAGCTAAAGGCAATGGGAAAGACTCCCGGAGGAACGCCTAACCTTCAGGTATTAGAGGACTGGCTAGAGGGTGGAAGGACTAAGAAAGGCTATAAAGAGGTCATATTACGAAGACGAAGGGAAAATCTTCCGGGCCTTATGGGGCTGTGGAACAAAACAATAGGGCTTTTCGACTAATGCCTATCCAAAGATGCGAACTAAAAGGCGGTAAAAAGGGATGGAAATACGGGAAATCCGGGAAATGTCATGCAAGTAGAAAGAGCGCAGAGAACCAGCAAAAAGCAATTCATGCCTCCCGCAACAAAGGAAGAACTAGAAAAAGCAGTTGAAATAGCTAGAACTATACGGCAGAGGGAAAGATACAACAGGATCGACAACTATGATCCGTACCCTTACCAACTAGCTTTTCACGAAACAGGAGCCACTTGTAACCAGAGGCTTCTAATGGCTGCAAACCGCATAGGCAAGTCCTATTGCGGAAGTGCAGAAATGTCCTACCATTTAACTGGGTTATACCCTGAATGGTGGAACGGACGTAGATTTAGACAACCCATTGTAGGATGGGCTGGTGGAGTCTCCAATGAGACAACCAGAGATATCGTCCAATTTGAATTACTGGGTTCCCCTGATGACCCGGAGGCCTTCGGTTCCGGTACTATACCGAAAAAACTTATAATTAAAACCGAACGGAAGCCGGGTGTCCCTAACGCCAAAAGCGTTGCTCTTATACGGCATGTGTCTGGGGGGAACTCATCTTTATTCTTCAAGGCCTACGAGATGCAGGTGGAGAAATGGCAGGGAAGGTCAGTAGACTGCATATGGCTCGATGAGGAGCCAAGCAGGGAACTGTATTCACAGGCTGTAACAAGGACTCTGGACAGGCAGGGTATGGTTTATATGACCTTTACCCCTGAAGCAGGCATGACAGAGACGGTTGCGTCCTTTATGAACAACCTTAAACCGGGCCAATCCCTCAATAATGCGACATGGGATCACGCTTCAGAGCGTATTCTGTCCATGAAGGGCAATAAAGGACACCTGAATGAGGGTGTAATGGAACAGATTTTGTCCTCATATGCTCCCCATGAGAGGGAAATGAGGCGTTATGGAAGGCCTTCTATAGGCTCTGGGCTGGTATTCCCTGTGTCTGAAGAGAAGATAATCATTGATCCTATACCAATAGAGGACCATTGGCTAAGGATATGTGGTATTGACTTTGGTTTTGACCATCCTACGGCTTGCGTATGGGTTGCATGGGACAGGGAAGAGGATATGTACTATGTTTACGACTGTTACAGGCAAGCAAAGGCTCCACCTTCTGTTCATGCCCAAAATATACGCAATAGACCCGCTTTTATCCCCGTTGCTTGGCCCCATGACGGTAATAGACGAGATTCTATGGGTAATCCCGGCTTGGCTGAGCAGTATCGCAATTTAGGTTGCAATATGCTTGCTTTTCACTTTGAAAACCCTCCAGCATTGGGTGAAACCAAGGGTGGTAACTCCATAGAGGTCGGAATTATGGATATATTCCAGAAAATGGAGGATGAGCGGTTCAAAGTCTTCTCTACACTAGGAGATTGGTTTGAAGAATTCAGGATGTACCACAGGAAGGACGGAAAGATCATACCTTTGAGAGATGATCTTATGTCGGCTACACGGTATGCGATCATGTCCATGCGGTTTGGCGTATCTGGCAGCGACCCACAATGGACTAAGGACATAGACTATAAGAATTATGGCATCATCTAAACCTACAGAAGAAGAACTGGTCACAAGGATTCGGGGAGAAATCACCGACTCTCTAGGCTATTTGGGGGATACGATCTCCAAACAGCGCGAACAGGCCATGCATTATTACTATGGTCTTCCATTTGGTAATGAGGTTGAGGGTCGTTCTCAGTTCGTAGACACTACCGTAGCTGACACCATCGAATGGATTAAACCTTCCCTGATGAGAACATTCGCTTCTGGGGATAACATGGTGGTATTTGAGCCTCACGGCCCGGAGGATGTAGCGGCTAGTGAGCAAGCCACAGATTATGTAAATTACGTTTTTCAGAAAGACAACAACGGCTGGGAAATTCTCTACTCTTGGTTCACCGACGCCCTGCTGTCTAAGAACGGCATAGTGAAGGTCTGGTGGGACGAGACAGAGAAGCATAACAGAGAAGAGTATTCCAACCTGACAGACGACGAGATGGCTGTTCTCTTGAACGACCCCCTTGTAGAGGTTGTAGAGCATACTGCTCCGGGTGAGGAATCTGGGGGTTACGGAGAGGCGTACGCAGAAGGCCATAACCTTGTCATCAAGAGAGACTTGAGCAAGGGACGCATTGTTATCGAAAACATACCTCCTAGCGAGTTCCTGATATCGAGGGAGGCAAAGTCTATTGGAGATGCCCGGTTTGTTTGTCACAGAGTAATCAAGACTTTGTCTGAATTACGTGAAATGTACCCTGAAAAGAATCTAGAGGTGGAGGATATGAGGGGTGGTGGAGACGACATGGCAACCTTCTCAGGGGAAAGGCTGGAAAGGTACATGTATGATAAATCCGCTAAGTATTGGGAAGGATGGGGAGGCGAC